AGTTGGATTAGCAAACGCAGTTTTATTTAATAATGGAACTGACACTACAACCACTACATCCTTGTTTACTTATGATGGAACACAATTAAGAGTTCAGGGTAATGTAAGGGCAAATGATATAAGACTTGGATTCACTAATGGTACTACTATAGATACCACTTCTGGTGATTTGACTTTAGACTCTTCCAATGATAGAGTCCATGTGACTGCTAACTGTGAGATTGATGGAACTCTTACTGTAGACGCTGTTGACCCAGTAACTATTGCAAACGTTAATAAAGACACTGCTGCTGTTGTTATTTCAAACGGTAGTTTAGGTGTTGAGGGTAAAATTGTTTGTGGTAATGATATTATTGCATTTAACTCATCTGACTTGAATCTAAAACAAAATTTAAAGGTAATTCCTAATGCAGTTGAAAAAATTGGATTGATTACTGGTTACACTTATGATTGGAAAGATTCGGTATTCGATAACTCAACTAGAATTGGTATCAGCACCGAAGTAGATACAGATGATGATATATACATGAATGAAGCATGTGAAGATGGTCATAATGATGACACAGGAGTCATCGCACAAGATGTTGAAAAACTTGGATTACCTGGTGTAACAGTTACACGAGATGATGGCATAAAAGCTGTTCGTTATGAGAGATTAATTCCAGTTCTTATTGAAGCAGTCAAAGAACTTTCAGATAGAATCTCTGCACTAGAGTCCTCATAAATAACTAAAAAAATATCTGATGGCAAATATCAAGAAGAATTTTAATTTTCGTAACGGGGTACAGGTTGATGATGACAATCTGTTAGTAACCACCACTGGTCTGGTCGGTATTGGTACCACTGTGCCATCAGAAGCTCTTGATGTTCGTGGTAATATGAATGTAACTGGGTTTGCAAGCATAACTCAGGCTAATATTGGAATTATAACAATAACAAGTTTAGATCCAAATGAAATAATCGGTACAGGTGTAAGTATAAAGAGTGGTATTATAACAGCAGCAGGTTCAGGAATAGTTACATTTTTTGGTGATGCTAGATTTTTACAGGGTATGCCAACATCACAATGGGAAGATGTTGATGTAGGTTTAGGATATACAAGTATCTATAATACAGGTGGCAACGTGGGTGTTGGGACCACTGACCCTAGAAGCACCATTCAAGTGGGAAATAATATTGACGCTGGCGAAAAAGGAGTTGGAATAAGTTCTGCTGGTAATATTAACGCTTCTGGTATTGTAACTGCGACATCATTCGTAGGTGATTTAACAGGTAATATTGTAAGTAATACTATCATATCTGGTAACGTTGATTTAAATGCAGATTTAGATGTTGATGGTCATACAAACTTAGATAATGCAAGTATCAGTGGTATTGCAACCGTAAACAATCTAGATGTTGATGGGCAAACTGATTTAGATGTATTAAATGTTTCGGAAACTGCAACATTTTCTAGCCCTATAGACTTGAATTCGGACTTAGACGTTGATGGACATACAAACTTAGATAATCTTTCTGTTTCAGGTGTAACAACTTTTTCAGGTTCAACCACATTCAATCACAATCTTACACTAAACGCTGACATAGACATTGATGGTCATGCTAATATTGATAACTTAAATGTATCAGGTGTTACTACATTTGCTCAAAAGATAGAGGGTGCAGCAACTAATAATGTTATACCTTTCTTGTATAACAATATGACAGACTTACCATCTGCATCTACCTATCATGGTGCGATAGCACATGTTCATGCGACTGGTTCAATGTATTACGCACACGCAGGTGGTTGGTATGAATTAGTGCATGTAGAGACAAGCGGAAGAGTTGGCACTAGCACTGAAAATTATGATCTTAATTATGTTGGTGCTGCTTCAACAGTACATACAACTAGACTTGGTGTTGGAATAACTGAAGCTCCTGTCAATGATGTACAAGTTAGAAAGTCTGGTAATGCAGAAATACAAATTACAAGTGAAACAGGTATCGCTGGTTTAAGTTTTGGAAGAGAAACTGGATTACAAAAAGTAAATACTGGTGAAATAAGATATGGAGGGGGTCCAGGATTTAATTTTAGTACACCTACATCATTAGATATTATTAATTACAGCACAGGTAACTTCAATTATCATTTAAGTGCTAATAATCCCTCAGCTGTAGAGGGAGATTTTATCTGGCATCGTGGTGCGAATAGTGCTAAATTAATGACACTTACAGGAGTAGGTGGCTCACTTGGTATTGGAATCACAAATCCTTCAGATGAACTTCATGTGGTTGGAGGAGCAACATTTACAGGCACGGTAAATGTTCAAAATAGTGTTAATGTTTCTAATTTAGTTAGTGCATCTGCAGTCATAAGTTCCTTGACAGGAAACGTTTCTGGTAATCTTAACGGAAATGTTACTACAGCTGTAGGCATATCAACATTTAACAATATGACAGTAGGAGGTATCGGCACATTTGCAGATACTTTACAAACTGATTTATTAGCGATTGGTGGTGGTACAGCTGACAGTGTTAGATCTACTAATGATGTTGTTGAAATAAATGTTCCTATTATTGGTGGTAATCCCTCTCGTGTATTTGTACGATCAACTGGAGAGGTTGGAATTAAACAAAGTAATCCAGCAGAGATTAATGATGACTCTCCAGATCCAGCTATCGCTGACATATCTGCAGGTAATTGTATAGCAATTTTTAAAGTATTAAGTGTTGGTCAAGATAAAATGAGATGTTCTGTTGACTTCTCTAATGCAGGTGTATCGACAGCGAGATTTATGTTACCACCTAAAGTATCAACATCGGGAAGAAATAATTTACAAGGTGTTATAGCTGGTGCATTAATATATAACACAAGCACAAATAAACTACAGGTCTTCAATGGATCTACATGGCAAGATTGTAACTAATGACTATTAAAGCTTCTGGAAGTCAACTAAGTTTTGGAGAAATAGAGACCGAATTTGGTCAAAACGATAGTCGATCTCTTGGTGACTATAGAAAAATTACAGAATTACCAGATTCTTCATCTCTACCAGACTTACCTTTAGATACTGGAATACCAACAGGATCTAATGATGAAATTAAATTCAGTGATTTCTATGGAAAACAACTTAATATCGTGGTTGATTGTCACTCTGGAACTCAAGAAGATAGAATTATTGCTAAGAATGATAAATGGAATAACAATAATGTTACTGTTATAGGTGGATTTAGACCAAAAAAAGAAGCTGGAAGTAGAATTTTTATCAATGTAAATAAAAGATTCAATTCTAATAACGAGGCACAATCTAGATGTGCATTGAGAACAGGAACATGGAATTCAACAGCTACAGTTTCAGTTGATATAGGTAGTAACGCTAAATTATTTGGATCTGGAGGTAATGGTGGTGCTGGACAAAATGGAGTTTCAAGTTCTCCAACAGCAGCACAAAAAGCAGGTAAACCAGGTTCCAGTTGTTTAGGAATTCAATCATCAAATATCACTGTAAATATAGCTTCTGGTGCATTACTCCGATGTGGATTTGGTGGAGGAGGTGGCGGTGGCGGTGGCCGTCAAACTGATAAAGGTAAAGATAGAAGAGCCTCTGGAGGTGGAGGTGGGGGTGGTGCAGGATCCCCTCCTGGACAAGGTGGAGCTGGCGGTCCAGTACCCAGTGGTTCTGGTGATAGTTCAAGTCCTTCTGATGCAGGTGGAAGTCCTGGTGGTAATGGTACACTAACCACTGGTGGTGGCGGTGGTGGTGGCGGTGATAACCAAGGTGAAGCTGGTGGTGCTAAAGGTGGAAAGGGTGGTGAACCAAATAATACTGATGCTCAAGCTGGTACAGGAGGTAATTCTCCTGGTACTGCAGGTGCAAGAGGAGCAGCGATAAGAAGAAGTAATGGATTATCTGGAATAGTAATAAATCCTGGTGGTACGATAATTGGAAGTACAACCGCTACTGGAGTATCGTAGTTTACAGATTAAATTATTTGTGCTATAATTAATATTATTTTCTGTATATGGCATCTGAATTTGAATTAATAAGAAGATATACTGGAGCTTTCTCAGCAGAAGAATGTGACGAATATATTAAGTACATAGAAATATTTGATAAAAATAGTGAATTAAACTTTGATAAGAGAAATAGTAGTTATGTTGATCATAAATCTGTAAACTGTTGTTTTCACTATGATTTACCTGCATACAGTTATCTTTCAGAAGAGATTATTCCTAGATTTAAACCTTGCGTAGAAGAATATCTTGAAACATTTAATATTTTAAATGGACAACAATTTTTAGTTTATGATTTAAAAGTAAAAAAAATACCTATTGGTGGTGGATTTCATGCTTGGCATCATGAAAATGGTTCAGTTACATATTGTCAGAGACAATTTGTCATACAATTATATTTAAATGATGACTTTGAAGGTGGTGAAACAGAATTTTTATATCAAAATCGTAGAGAAAAAGCTGTAAAGGGTGATGTATTAATTTTCCCTGCAGGATTTACCCACACTCATCGAGGAAATCCTCCTATCGGTGGTGACAAATATCTAATTACATCATGGGGAGTCGTGCAAAATCATGGATAGGCAAATATTTAATATCTTTCCAACCACAATTTACGTCAGCGAGATTCCCAACCATAAAAAATACAAAGATATCTTTTACAAAGTATATCCTAAGTATGACTATGAACAAGTTTCCTATCGAGACGGAGTGGAATGGTTTAATACTACAAGTGAAAATACAGGTAATCCATTTATACATTTAGATGATGAACTAGAGGAATTATTTGAAAATATCATATCAGAAACTAGAATTTATATACATGATGTTCTAAAGTATAAAGATATATTTGATTTTGTAATTACTAAAAGCTGGATTTCTCGTTCTAAAGCAGCACACGAAACAATTAAATGGCATACTCATTCAACGAGTCACATATCATTTGCATATTATCTTAATACTCCACCTAATTCTCATGTTCTTAAATTTGCTAACGCAAGCAATCTTAATGGATTGTTTGATGGATTGAATACAAGTGATATAAAGGATGGTGTTCGAGAAAGTAATGAACTAAACGCTTCGAGTTTTTTTATAAATCCAGAGGAAGGCACTTTGATTTTATTTCCAAGTGCTATGGAACATTGTACTGAAAGTCATTCAAATGATTTTGAAGGTGAGAGATTGGCGATTGTTGGTGATATTATACTTGTATATAAAGAGAATGGTGATAATGATTATTCAATGGGATTTGTAAATCCTAAGTTTTGGAGAACATACAAATGAATTCGATAATAAAAGCGATAATAAAAATAGAAGAGTATCTACCTGATACTCAACAAATAGTTATGAGAATATGTAGATTACATTCTTTAAAAAAAATAGATGAATATGATAAATTTGCCATTGATATTTTTGATCTAGATTTAACAGATACAGAGTCCTTTATTGATAGTTTAATTTTTAAAGTTAAACAAACAATTCAAGAACAAGATGAAAGTGAACCTATACTTGATGAAAATACACCAATTAAAGTTGGTGGTGAACTAGATATTCAAAATCTAGTGGGAAAAAATATTGAGGGTAAGGTTTGGTATAGAGGAACTAGATCACTGAAAATGAGGAAAATAGAATTATGAGACAGTTTTTCAGAAAGTGTGAAGAGTTTACTTTATGTGGTGGTGTGGGAGATGCTGATGGATTATTCGCTCACGGCTATCCTGATAATTATGCAATCTATCATATCATTACCAAAGGAAATGTTAAAATGGCAAGACCTTTTGAATCTGAATATGTATCTCTAGATGCAGATGGAAACAATTTTGTGAATGTAAAAGATTATCTTTATTCAAAAAGATATTACACATCATCAACTCCATATCATATGTACGGATTTAATGCACTTGAACCAGAGCAAGATTGGGATGGGAGATTGGTGAAAGAATCTTTCGATGGTGATAATAAAAGTTGGTTGATTTGTTTTAGTGGTAAACCTGTCATCAATGGTGTTATTGTAAAACCATTAGATTATGCTAAACTAGATTATAAACACTATGAAGTTATACTCAATGATGCAATCGTTGGTGTTTTTACTAAATTATGATTACGAAGGAACAACTCACAAAACTATTTTATTGGGCTAATAAAACAACATTTCCATTAAGAAAGGAAGGTATTACTTCAAAGTATATGGGATATGATGTTTTTGTTTCTTATGCTAAGTATGGTAAGAATGAAAAAAGATATAGAAAGAAATTATTTGATGATGACATATATGACATTATAAAAAATGATGAGATTTACGGTGTTGCATATCTGAAATATTCAGCACACGTTGATGCAAAACCACATAAGGATTTTAATTTATGGGGTAAAGATTTTTTGAGAATACAAATACCTTTGAGAATACCACAGGGAAATAAATGTTACATCGAGTTTATTGAAACAGGAGAGAGATTTTATTGGCAAGAGGGAAAAGTAGAAATATTTAATGTAGAAAAATTACATCAAGGTAAGAATGATTCTGATGAAACAATGGAATTTTTATATGTTGACATCAATCCTGATACGGAGGTTGAATTGTGATGAATAATTTTAATCTAGATTATACAATAGAAAATATATTTGCAATACCAATACATTATTTCAAAATAAAAAATTTTGATAATAGTGTGGCAGGCCCTGAACCATCAGGGTCAAATGAAAAACCAGAAGCATTGAAAGATAAGTTGATAAATTATGCTTATAATTTAAAGGACAAACAACCAGATGGAGATAATCATTCTAACAAAGGTGGATGGCAATCAGAATCATTTACATTATTGAATGAGAAGGATGAGGTTCATGACATTTTAATTCGTATTATTGGAAGCATACCTACGATAAAACCTGAGATTGATATGGAGATTCAATCTTGGTTCAACATAAGCACTCCAGAAGCTTATAATGATAATCATTGTCATCCCAACTCTGATTTGGCGGGTGTTTTATGGGTGAAAATTCCTGAAAATTCTGGTGATTTTATTTTTAATTCCCCTTATGAATACAATTCTTTTATTGAAATGCACTCATATACAGATGATTTATTAAGGGAGTCCAAATATTATCATACTTACAAATATCCACCTAGAGAGGGTTGTATTCTCATATTCCCTGCACACTTACAACATAGGGTACAAAAAAATCAATCTAGTGAAGATAGAATATCAATATCTTTTAATATCAAATTGTTAGGTGTCAATTATTAAACTGTCACAACCCTCTGCACATGAAGTTATTTCATGCTATAATGAATACATAACAACCCTTACATTATTATGTGTTCATTGATAACAGATGAAAATAAACGTGCTGTAACAGAGGCACAAGAATTTGAAAAAACCAGTAAGTATAACGATTTAGTTTGTATGAAAACTCTCAAAGGAGGAGTTCTTAGAAAAACATTTGAACAAGCTTTAGAAAAAATCAAAGAGATTGGAACTGACGATGACGTTGAGTTCTTTAAAACTATGTTTGAGAATTCAAAACCAAAATGTTGTTTACCCAAAGGACATAAAGGAAAGTGTATGCACCAATATGATAATTTTTTTAGTGAATTATTCAGAAACAAAGTGAGAGATTGTTCTCAAGCACCAGGCAACGATGATATATTCTTTAAGAATAGAACTCAAAGAACTTTCCCCATACAAATAACAAAAGACCAATACACCAAGTTAAATGCAAAGTACAGGTGGAAATTAAATAAAGTTAAAATGAAAGCGGGTGTACCGTTAGAATTTGCATCAACACCATACTTAATCGCTACTGCTTATTTTGATTTCTCCGCTATCCTTATGTTACAAAAGGGTATCGAACATACACTTCCAAA